CATGATATTCGTAAGATTCACTCCCTTCCTGCCTGATGGGGGTAAATCCGACTAGAAGCGTGGACTGAGACTTTAGCTTGTTGGACATTGTGATTTCTTCTGTTTTGATGCACGCACTCACATTTGTTTTGTCAAATGGGTGATACGTTGTCAGAAGCTCCCCAGGGTTCTCCAAATTGTAGACAAGGGGTGCATCTATTGTTTCGAGGCATTTGTAGTAGTTTGCGAGTCTTTTGGCTGCGCCGAACGAATTTACAAGAGAAATAAGCGTCTGGTCTTCTACGGAAATCACATTCTCGGTTGAAGAGTTCAATATTTTTGTTTCGATCAACCGTGTATTATGGACATATGCGGTCCCTCTTAAAGTACCAGACCCAGCCGAAAGCTTTGCATAATTTGCGCCCCGCTCCAGGATGGAAAATCCGCTGGCCGTCAAATTGTACATCGGCTCATCGAATACGATTTCCGTCCCTTGTGCGGCGGTCCCTTCGAAGAGGTCTGTTTGATCTCCTCCTTGTACCCATTGGTGCTCGATCAGTGATACACTTGTGACCTTTCCCTCACGGACCACAGAGGCCCCCTGGCCCATTCTGTTCTTTTGTGCATCTCCAGATACGCCGTCCCACAGTTCCTCTATTTTGAGTGCCCCATCAAGGTCCTCAGTTACCGTTGCTCCAAGTGCGAAAAGCACCTTCATGAAGTTGTCTCGTGCCGAACTGGCCGGCGGCTTTACATACGGGAGCCAGCCGTAAAGCTTCGAGCTTGAGAATCTTGTCTGCATCCGAAAGGGAATGGGCCCACATATACTGGACAGGAGACTTTCAGCAGATGTCCCGCTGTATATTCCGCCCCGGTGTACCCGCTTCAGCAGGAGCCCTATCGCGCTGGTGGCGTAAAGGTCATACTTGTTCCATGCTACCTGAGTAACGCTTTGCAGGTAAAATGTCCCTCTCTTGTTGTCCTGATAAAAATAGGTGACTGGATCGTCTATCTCAAAGCTTAAAAGCGCCTTGCTCTCCGTTTCCACCGTAACAGAAAGCGTATTTGGTTCCAGCTCATCCCCCAGTAGAGATTTGGAGAGATATACGGTCCCGGCAGCAAGCCGGTCATAGGTGGTTCCCCGATAAACTATTTTGTTGCGTGCCATAGTCCACCTCAGTCCGGTTCACGCTGCGGGGCAAGGGGCTGGAATTGGACCTGGAGCCCATAATAGTATCTCTTCCCATTGATTTTTCCCCTCAGCTTATGAGACCCACTTACTACTTTTGCCTTATAGGACATATCCGTCTGACCATGCGGCATAGTGATCGTATGGTAGTCTACCGGTGCGCTTATCGCTTCGTAGAAGCTGTCATAATCAGACAGATACCGGGGGTCCGGTTCAATGGATAGGGTATGGTCATAGTAGGTCCCGAGAACATCCCGGCTTTCCTCTCCATTGAGCAGGATCATGTTATTTTCGCCATCCTCTATCCGGAACGACTCTTCAAACGGCTCATTTGATTTAACCCGCACTTTATAGGTCATTCCATCCATGACCACCCACATGAGCTGCGCCATAGGCTCACTCCTTACTTTTGGAATTTGACGCCGATCCGGTTGAACTCCTCCAAAATATAGGGAGTCTCCAATCTGGCAAAGGTCCGGCCATCCAGCGCCATGACCGCCGTCTTCGGCCCCCTCTGGCTGTTGAGAACACCGCTCTCCAAGATTCCCTGTGTTGCCGCCCGTTTGACTGTGGAATAGGGAGCAATGATCTCGTCCTCTTGTGTATTGTCTCCCACTACAGCTAAAAACGGGCTGTTCTTCTTAGCTACACCACCGCTGGCAAGCGCAGGTATTTCCATTACATCGGTTATCTGCATTACTCTTGATGCTCGGTCTGTTCTTGTCCCACTCTCTGGAAGTGATACATTGCTTGTTCGATTGCTTATCCCAAGCAGGTCTCCGAAAAAGCCGATTACATCCAACACTCTATCTCCGAGCCAATCCAGTCCATCTGCAATTCCTGTGACAATCCATTGAAGTCCTTCAAGGGCCAATGTAGCGGCATCTACGAGGTCAATAAAGAGCGGTCCAAATGTATCAAATAACTGGCTTTTTAGTTTCCCAACAGATTCACCTAATGGACTCAAACTTTCATTTAGCTCATCTTGTGACCTTCTCATCTCAATTAGTGCCTCATTGTTTTCGTAGAAAATGTCTGCGGCACCTTCATACTGTTGGGTGAGAAGGTCCATCAAATATCTAGCTCTCTCTGTTGAATTAGCCAATTCTTCAAGCTGACTATTGACGCTTTCTTCACTTAATCCGACCCAGTTAAGGGCATCAGCCAAGACTCCAGTTACCTTTCCGGTTTTGGAGGTTTCATTTGCAGCTTCAATTAGGCTCTCAATTGGTATTGAATCTCCAAATGCTCCATAAACTCCAGCAGCAATTTTTACCCATTTGCTTACATCCTCTGAGCCTGTTGCAAGCTGCGAGAGGAGTTGAGAAGCCTCTGTGGCCTGGTCAATATCTCCTAAAATTTCATAAAATCCTAGATACGCTTCTTTTGCAAGGTCTGCACTATATCCAGCAGATTCAAAAGCAGTATTTAACTTTCCAATAGATTCCCGGTATTGTTCTGTTGTTTCATCTAGAGAAAAGAGCGCTCCAACGAGCTCCAGAGCTTTATCTGCAAGGAATTTTATCCCGCCTGATGCTAAGTCTGCGGCGATTCCCTTAACTACAGTAAATCCGTCCCCCACTCCAGATGCAGAACTGTTTAGCTCATCCAGATTATTAGATAGGTCATCCGCTGAATCTTCCAACTTTCCTAAACTTGGGTCGAAGTCCTCTAATGCCTTAGCGGCCGATTCTGCCTTTGCCTTTGTCAGGTCGAGCTCTAAATTGAAATCTTCTAATTTTGTTCCACTTAAAGTTCCATCTAGTTGCTTAGATGCAGACTCTAAAAGCTTCAGGCGGTCCGCCGATAATTCGGCTTTTTCTGCTAATAGCCGTCCTTTTTGCGCCAGAAGGTCTACGTTTGTTGGGTCAAGTTTCAACAAACGGTCTACTTCTTTCAAGTCGTTAGAGACTTTATATATGCTACGATCAACATTATTCAATGCTTTCCCGAGCTTTGTGGTGTCTCCAGCTATCTCGATTGTAATTCCTTTAACTCTGCTACTACTTGCCATTTCGTTCACCCTTAAAAATTGTCGAAGTCGGCTTGTGTTGCTATAATCGGATAATCTATCTTGTCGTTTTCCGCTTCGGCGTACATATCATAAATCATTCCTATGGTGATCAGTTCCATATCTCGCACAGGAATTCCAAGCTGGACGGCTCTTAGCATAAGCAGAGGGGTGGTCATTTTTCTGTCAATAGATCTAGTTTTTTTTTGACAGTTTCGATTGTTTCTATATTTCCATCCCAAAGGGCCAAAAGTACCGGGAAAATTTTATAAATTGAAAATGCGCTAAATCCCTCTAGCCACTCGTTTGGAGACTCCGGAACTTTATCTTTATCCGCATGTTTTGCCATGATGTAAGCCATATTCTCAAACAAATCAAGTGCCTCCAGAGGAAGGCTTGACGCCCCTTTTTCTTTACTTTCTAGGGCCTTTTTCACAGTTGCCATGTCCTGAATGATATCCCGCCTGAATTTGATACGGTACAGCCGGGGGACTGCGGCAGTCGCTCGAAACTTGACCTTTTTCCCGTCAATCAGAATTTCAGTTTCCATCCTTACACCCCGACACTAGGCTGCCAGACAGACTTGAACCAATTCTGGATCACGGTTTCGGTCGTGGTGTCTGTGGTCTTTGCCTTGACCTTTCCATCCGCCAGAGGGGAGGCGGTGATGGACAGCGTTTCCGTGCTGGGGGTCTTTGTCTCGCTGATCGTGGACCCATCCTCATTGGGGCGGGCGGCAGAGCAGTTGTACAGTACCCGCAGGCTGGCTTTCTGGTCTCCTTCAAACTGATAGAGCAGAGCAAAGGGCTTTGCCTCCGCGCTTGCGTTCTCAATCAGGACTTTGGAGGTTTCGTCCTCTGTTTCTCCCAATACGTCCTTTCGGAAAGAGTCGGGAATAACCGCGATCTCCAAGTCCCCCTGATACCCGTTGTTGGCCGTCGATACATAATAGGCGATATTGTCCGCATAGAATGTATTTGTTTCACCCTGGGGGGCGAGAGACATGCTCACCGCTCCGGGAATGGGGACCGGTGTTTCATATGTGATGGTCCCATCATCGTCAGTCAGGAGCGCATAGTGGACATTTTTCAGTCCAAACTTAACCTTGTTAGATGCCATAATTACACCTCAATTTCGTATGTTGTCTGATACAGGCTTTCGCTCTCGATATAGGAGCACATTCTGTCCCAGTAGATCTCATGCTGGTTCAGCACTTTTTCGATTTTCTTCTCAATCTCAGGGTCCCTTTGCCTTGTGTAGATCTCCACATTGCAGTGAGATATCTCAAAATAGGAGATGTTATCCGCAGCAAAATTTTCTGTGTAATCATCAAGATATACCCCGTAGGGCGGTGGACCAGGATTCTCCCAGTGGTGGAATGTAAAAGGGACCCCAGTCTCTTTCAGAATTTCATCCAGTTCTTGATAATTCATCAGACCGAGGCCCCCCTTATCGTGTTTGTGATATCCCTGACTAACATCTTTTCAGCCGCTTTTTCGGCTGGCCTGATGTGTGGTTTCCCTTCTACCCTTCCTCCGTTCGCTTTCTGATGGCCGTGCTCAAGGAGATGTGTCAGCTGGTAATCCGTTTTATTGTAAATCACGACCCCGCTGCTTTTTGAGGATGTTCCATTTCTTCTCTTCCCCATCCTCCAGCCCTTCTTGTACCGCCCAGTCTTCTGAGGAGACCTTGCTTTTACTTCTTTCAGGGCTTCCTTCCCGGCCTTTTCGATGTCCTTTTTGACCCCCTCGGAGATCTCATCCTCATAATCCGAAAGAGTGCCCATCACAACAGAAACGAGTTGATCTGGTTTTATACTCATAGCTTTTCACTCCAAGTCCCGGAGTCATCCTCCTCCAGCGAGAGCCGCGTGACCAGAATCCCATCTTCATCTTTTGTTGGGGTGATTTGCCGAATGAAATAAAACCGGTCTTCTATTTGGGCAATATCCCGAGTTTTGATGTTTGGGTCTCTCCATATCTCGATAAGGCGGTCGATTTGCTGGCCCACCTTTGCCGCTGCATAATACCTCTGGATTCCGACTGTCATTTCTCCAAAATAATGAGTAGATCTCTTCACGAGCTTTTCCACTTTTGGCGGCGGGCCATTCTCATCCACAGAGACCTTGTAGATAGTCACGATCCCGGAGTCATGGAGCATTTTCCTCACCCCTCATTTTCTGAGATATGAGCAGATCGTGACGCATCCTTTTCAGGTAGATGGGCTCAGACTCCCCGTTGATCCGCTTCCGGTACATCCAGGCAGCGGTCCCTACTACAAGCTGTAAATAGTCTTCGTCGCCGCTCTCCTCAACACCCTGCCTATCCAGGTTTGATTTTGCCGCCCTGAGGAGGGATAGGAGATATATGCTGTCTCCGGGCAGCGGGCCCAGGCGTTGAAGATCTATTTTCAGGATTTCCAGCGCCTGGGCCTCATAAAATGCGCAGCCCATATCAAGCCCCCGTCTTTGTCACAGTTACAGTGTAGACCTTTTCTCCGGTGTTGTTTTTCGCTGTCACTTTGACAGTGTTAGGGCCCTCTTCCCAAGTAGCTGATGCCCCATTTTTGTGCGGTGCTCCATTGACAGTAATGGAGACGGTGGAGCCATTCGCCCCAGTCGCGGTGACCGTATTGCTCTGATTTGTGGTGCTGGTGCTATACTCTGTCACGCCGGGATCAAAGGTCGGCGTCAGAGTCAGCGTCCCAAGCCCCAGCGTAGCCAGGGACGCCGTTAAGGGTTTGCGCTGTCAGGCGGGAATGTCACGGTCGTGGTGGGGGCAGTGTTATTGATATTCAGGACACCAAAAGCCTCGCCAAACACGGGCATACCATCATAGCGGGCCGTACCCTTAAACACAGTCTGGTCCTCGATGAACCGAACATGCTCGCTCTGAGCCAGGGTGGTTCCAGCGCGCTGGGCCAGAAGATACAGGTCAAAATAGCCGAAGATCACATCGTTATCAGGGATGAAGTCCAGGGTGACAATGTCACCGCCCAGGACCGGCATTGTATTCCCCTGACCGGATACGATAGCCCCCGCCGCATTGATGACCAGAGCCTCCGCAGTCAGCTTTGCCTTTGTGGTCTCGTTCATGACCCAGGTCAGGCTGCCTCTGGCATAAGTAGATCGGGCGACACCCGCGGTCAAGATGATGGACTTATAAAGATCCGCGCCAGTGGCCGCAGTCAGCTTGACGATATTGCTGGTGTGGACATCTTTCCATGTCGGCGCATTTGCACCCCAGTCATCGGGCTCTGTGGCCTGAGCCAGCCGGGTCACTACGCCGATCGGCATCTTCTTTCCGGTCCCGTAGAGGATAGCTTTGTCCAGCGCATAGCCGATTGCCTGACCAAGCGCCTCCATGATCTCACTGGCCAGAGAGAGGTCGGAGTCCTCCAGGGTTGCGTTGCAGATGGCAATAAATCCGCCGACCTTGTAGCCGTCCACTTCAATCTGGTTGAAGGAAAGCTCCAGCTCGTTCAGCTTGGCACACATCTCGGTCCAGACGGCCTCAGGGACCGTTCCCATGATGTTCTGCCGAGCCGTTCCGGGCACGCTCCGCAGATTAACGCGAGAGATCATCTTGGAGTATTTGCTGATATTCTCGCGGATCAGGCCAAGCATAACGTCCGGGATAGTCAGTTCCGCGCCGGTGATAGAGCGGTTCTGCTTCCCAAGCTCACGCACTCTCGTCAGAAATTCCTTTACATCCTGCCGGGCCAGGAAGGCATCGCGCCGCTGTGCATCCAGGCCAAAAAAGGTTCTGGTTTCCATATCAAAATTCTCCTCTCGTTTTTCAGGATTTTGGGGCTTAGGCGCGTTTCTGGCCAATTCCTCGATCTCGGTTTCAATTCCTTTGATCTCGCCCTCCAGCTTTCCAGCAGCCGCTTCATTTTCGGCCTTTTCCTGCTCGAACTGTTCCACCGCTTCCTCGACCGCGGCCTTTTCCTCATCCGTTTCGGCCTCGTTGATAGACTGTTCCAGTTCGGCTTCCCTGGTTTGGAGCTGTTCAGCCGCCCTTCTAAGCTCCTCCAGTTGTTCTTTCTTTTCGTTGAGTCTTTTCTTCAGGACCAATGCTTTTAATGCCATGTTATTTCCCTCCCGTTTCATTCGGTTGACCTTGGCCTGGGTTCAATCTTTTGAGCAATGCGTTTCTCCATGCCTCAGTCTTTCTCTTCTGGATGTCCTCATAGTCTCGCTTTCTCGCCACCACTCCGGTATCTTCATAGGCCGGGAAAGTGCAGACGCTCACTTCATACAGCTTTACTTTTCGGATAGTCCAGTGGACGCTTCCATCTTCTCGATTCTCTGTTTCCTCATCAAGGATGGAAAATCCAAAGGAACACTGAGTAATATCGCCTCTTTGCACACGAGCGTATAGGTTCATTGCATCGCTGTCATCTCTGTTGATTTTAATGCGGCCCCATAGTCCATGGTTGTCCTCGCGTAGCTCCAGCGTGTTAGCCGTAGTCCTGCCTAGCACAAGCCGCGTCTCGTGGTCTACAAGGGCCCTGACATCCCCATCTAGAGTCTCAGAAAACGCCCCGCGCGCCACACTCTCAGATGCCCCAGGCCACAAATCATAATTGCTGTCAAAAACGGAGAAATATCCTTCAATATAAAGATCTCCCCCCTCTTCCGTCCGAGTTTTAAACGCGCCCGACGTGCTTCTCGTCTGCATGTCCTCTCTATTCACTGTTTTCACCTCCGTTCAGCTTAGCTTGATCTGCAATCATCCCTCGGGGGATATAGTTTTCCAAGATAACCAGCTCGTCCAGCCCGGGCAGCGGAGTCATACCAATCCAATCTCTGACCTCATTCCCCGTCATGATTCCCCTCACATACAGTTCTTGCCCGATACTCGCCATGTCTTTCATGTCGTAGGCATGGAGCGCCCGAGAATTGAATCGAAAATAAAGATCAGGGGAATACAAGAGCTTAAGTGTCAGTTCTTGCTCTATCCTTTTTGATAGAGGCATGAGCTTACTGTCAACAAAGTTATTCCATTCGTCCCTGTTGTAGCTTCCGACTCCAACCACAAATGGCGGGACCCCAATAATCCCAGCGACAGTCCTCTTGTCTATTGTGACTGAGTCGTTGATCGCTAGGTCATTCAGTGTGAGTGGCTTGATCTCCTTTACGTCAAACATTTCCGCCGGGATCATCCAGGGCTCTCCGGCTTCAGAGGTCTCCAGGTAACTGTTGAGCAGCTTTTTTCGTCCTTCTTTGCTCGAGAACTCATCCGTCAGACCATCGACCTTTACAACGATAGACGGTTTCCATTTGGACTCCATGAACCCTCTTTTGGTTGCCGCCGCTTGCTTTAGGTTGTGGGCAACGTCTTTGAGCGTCACGCGGTATCCATGGCCTAGCCACGGAGTCTCCGGGTCTTGATTGATTGCAAAATGCAATACTTCGTCGGGCCTAAAAGTTTGATCTCCGTATCGTATGTAGTAACTTCTACCGTCCGGGACAAAGGAGATCATGGAGGGAGGCAGGATCTCCAAATCCTCGATCAAATCCCCACTCCTTGAAAATCTGGGATAAACCACACAGTTCCCATCTCCGTCTATAAGGAGTGTCCGGACTATTGTCGAGATAAAGGCGGATCTGGTAAGGTTCCCACTTGGGTTGATATCCAGCTTACGGGACAGGCCATTCCTTATCCGCACATCCCCGTCTTCCGTGTTCTGCATGAGGTGGATGGTCATAGAGCCCATCAAGTCAGCAATGCGCCCAGCTGCCATCTGTATTTCTGGATTGTCGGCCAGTCTGGTATATCCCGAAACGCAAAGAATATCGTAGGCATCAGTCGACAGCAGGAAACTAACAGCTGAATTGGGGTGCCCGCGTGCCGTTGTGTGGCTGCTTCGTTTTTTTCTACTCAACAGTTATTCCTCCTCGAACCAGCGTTTCGCTCTGTCTCTGCGCTCCATGTCTTCCAACTTCCGAATACAGGCAAACACGGAGGCATCAAATATATCGATTCTTTGCTCTGGTTGTACCTTATCGTACTGGATCATATCATCTGTCTTTTCAACCGCCCTAACGTTCTGTACGCAGTATTCGTATGCTTCCGAATGGAGATAATAAAGTTCTCCATTTTTTGCCCGATCTTCAATGTACCGGAAGCCCTCGGATTTTTTGTAGAAGTATTGGGGCTGATCCAAAATTTTAAATCCTGCCTGCTTCATCCCCAGGAAATACTCACGGCAGAATTTTCGGTCGTGTCCGACCTGCTTGATTTTGAACCCCTTTTTTCGCATGGCGATAAACCAATTGATCACATCGGCATGATTGACTGTTGGGCTGTTGCACAGATCCAGCCAGCCATCATCTTTCCATCCGAAAAGTGGTATCCCATCCTCGTCCGCTTTTTTGTGAGCTGCAACCACCGGGAACCACGCATGAGGGATGATAATATCTACGTCAACTGTCTTGTTATCTTTTCTCCGGTATCCTTTCAGCGTCCCATAGAGTGCTGCCGCGGTCAGATCGTAAAGCTTTGACAGGTCGGCTCCCCCATACCATGTGATAGGTAGTTTCGCCAAGTCTTCCATCGTCCAACTGTACTGCCGGTCACTCTTGCGAAATTCATCGATATCAAAATAGGCGGCCAATGCATTTGTGTAGACGTTCAGCGACTTTGCGAAAAAGTCTTTTCTCTGTTGTGGGTCATTCTGGGCCTGTAACGAATCATTCAAAATCTCATCAGGCCGGATACTCACCCCATAAGCCGGATTTGCCATCTCGTGGATCTTAGGGTCTGTATAATCTACGCTCCCGTCCTTTACCCCCTCCGGGGCGCAGCACATGAAAATGAAATACTGTTCGTCCTTTACTGTTCCGTTCAGGATTTTCCTGCAATATTTCAATCGTTGCCCAAGAAACGCCTGTTCGTTATCTCCGGCAGTTGAAATTCCAATCAGGAGCTTGTTGGTATATGCCCTCATGGCCTCCTTGAAGAGGTTGTACTGCTTCGGCTGCTTAAACGCATGGATCTCATCGCAGATAGCAATGTTGCAGTTTAGGGAGTCCTGGCTGTCTGGGTTAGCGGCCAGCGCCCGAATATAGAATGAACCGTCTCCCAATGTAGCGGACAGGCTGTGCTCGTTATTGTTGTCTATGACCCGTACAGACCCTCCATCCCGGGAATCTTCTCCCATCCGCTTCACGTTATAATTCAAAAAATTGAATGATTCTAACGACTGCATCAGGGCTGCGGATGCGATATACATCTTAGACCCAGACCTTCGGAACAGAAGGGATAAGGCCCAGGACAGTGCGGCGGCAAACGATGTCTTTATGTTTTTTCTGGGAATGTAAATGAGTGCTTCGTGGAATCGTAAAATATTGGTGCCTTTAAGCCTGAAGCCAACCAGGTTATAAATAATAAACTTGTGAAACGGCTCCAAGAAGAATGGAGTTCCCCGCAACGGCGTTCCATCCAGCTTTTCTCCCTGTTGGTGACAGATAGTCTTTTCAATGACCTGGATGCAAAACTCTGGGTCTTTGTGATTTAGCTCATAGTCTGGGTTATCCAGATCCCGAAAGAATCTGTCAACCGCCTGCTTCAGCTCTTCACAGGCGATTTTCCTCCCGTCCCGTATCGATGTGGCGTACTCCAGGACAGCGTCCCAGTTCTTAGGCTTCGATTTTGGCAAGAGCTTGCTCCAGCCCTCTGGGCCTTTCCTTCTTCGGCCCGTCTCCTGTCATTTTCTTGTAGCTGCTGGGTGTCATACCAAGCTCCCGCCAGTACGCCAAAGCGGATTTATTCAGATCGTCCCAGAGCACTAAAAGAGGGTTTTTGGTGATGTTGGTCGCGCCACCCTTGTTGGTGTATTCCCGGACAGGTTGACAACCCTCGTCCCTGTACTGTTTATATACAGCGTCCCGTTGTTCAAGGATGTCCGCCAGGGTGGAGATGACAGAGTCATATGCTTTTTCTTCGTTTCCAAGTGCGGTCAGCTGCTTTTTTACAAGACGTTTCCATTGGACTGCTGTCATTCTTACACCCCTTTCTCAAAAAATGGTCTCAGAGTTGGAAAGAGTTCCCCTCACCGGTCCCTTGGGGGGCATTTACCCCGGGGGAGGGGGTGGGGGGGTAATCTTCCGCCTCCAATATTCCCCTTTCTCTGTCAGTTCTCCCGTGTCTCTGTCGTGCATTGCGTTGTGCTCTTCGCTTGATAGGGCAATCAGATTCCATTCGCACCATTGGTATTCCGGGTACTGCTCCACCGGCCAAACATGGTGTGCTGTTGTTGCCTCTACCATCCGACCATATCTTCTACTCTCTCTACATAGATATTGGTCTCTTCGCAATATCTTCTCTCTTAGGCGCTTCCATCTTCTTGATTTGTAATCCATGTCCTAGATCTCCTATCCCGCCCCCGTCTCATGCAACAGGGCACGGCATATATACCCCTTTCGGGGTATGCTGCGGGTTTGGTCAGGCTTTCCGCGGGCCTGGCAGCATTATTATTTTAGTTCGGCCTCTTCCAATGGCTGGCCCTTGTTGTCCAGCAACCGCTGCCCCACCGAACTGCCCGGTGTTATGTTCACAAATGAATTCCATTTCTTTTGAGCCGTTTCATTGAAAGCTCATGGAACACGTCCCATTCTGTTGTCCCTCTGTGAATTACCCCTATGTCTTTTGGCTTTGGCCTTACGATGTCTTTCTCTTCTTCTTTTCTCCAGTGCTCTGAGTAATCGCAAAACTTTTTCAGTTTATCCCAATATTCTTTGGGCTGTTCCCAGGGGCGTAAATCGTTATTGTATGCCTCTGATGCCTCTCTGAGCAATTCAAACGGGTCTTTCATCGTGCAGCCATCCCATTCCTTAGTTGGTGCCACCGCCCGCCTCATGCGGCGAGGAGAGGCATATTGTGCAAATGTGAGAATCAAAAGTCACATTTTTGTTTGTTTCGTCAATTGAAAATGCGAATTAAAAGGCATATAATAATACTATCAAGATGGAAAATCCAAGGAGGTAAATGATATGAAGACAATTTATGATGGAAACGGATACTGGATTGAGCAGGACGAGGATGGCTGCGTTTATTTTAGCGATGAACAAACCTATCGAGCAGAACTGGCTCATTCTCTCAATGATTACAGCTATATCAAATACGACGAGAACAAGGGCTGGTGCTATAAAAACGGGCGTGAGCTCCCTTGGAAGGAGTAAATATGACAGGGCAGGAATTTAAATCCATCAGAAAATCCGCCGGTCTGACCCAGCAGGCTCTTGGAGATATGGCCGGAACCAGCCGACGGTCTATTGCGAAATATGAGTCCGGAGAGATCGACCTCGGTCAGATCGAGGTTAAAACAGCCATCAGACTGGCCAATGCATTAAATATTCCAGTTGAACGATTTGGAGATTCCGCCCCCTAGTGGGGCGGTTTTTATTTGCACTTCCCGATTATATTTTCACGCATTTTTGCTTTCCGTCTTTGTATGGAGCCGAGAGGCGGGCACCTTACTCTTTCCCAGTGCCTAGGCGCTCTCAGCAAAAGGAGAAAGAGATAGGGAGCACAGGGTATGCCCCCATGCTCCCATTGTCGCATGTATTTTGTTTATGACGCCTCCAAACGGAGGCGCTTATAAAATATTATTGCGATATGCTTAAAGTTTTGGTTCTTGCTCTCCTTCGTCCCAGCAGAGATAATCCAAGCTAACATGATAGTGATTTGCTATCTTTTTCAGTTCAGTCAGCTTAGGCTCCCTTTCGCCCCGCTCATATCTGCGCAATGAATCACTTCCAAGTCCTATAAGTTCAGACTTTACTCTCATGCTGATAACGGGCCGTTCTTTTTCTCTCAGTTTTCTCAGCCTATCCTTGAACTCGTTCAAGGGCTATCCCTCCTCATGCTGTCCGCCCTCCCCGTCGTGGATGGAACCCTCCATCTCAATCAGAAACGCGGCATTACAAGCCAAATGCCACAAGTGAGGCAGGCCGCTTTCCTGATCGCACTTCTCCCCCTTGAGATAGGCCAGCCAGTGCCGGTAGAGTGCATCCCGGTAACGTTGCGGCTCCACCTGCCGCCAGTTCTCTGGGTCGTGATACTTTGCGTTCCCGTACATACGGACCGCCGTCACAGCGTCGATTAGACTAACAGGAGTAAGCGTGGGGCGAGGCTTCCCTGCGTCTGCTTTGGCTTGCTGGTCATCTTCATGTTCCCATGTACTGGTAATGATAACTTCGCTCATTCCGCACCTCCGATTATCTCGTCCATGGCTTGTCTCCTCCCATTGTTTCACTCCATTGTTTCACTTTTGTACCTCTCAACCTGCATCAAACATTATTTCGGGCTTTCCCAGTATCTCCTTTTCAGGAATCCCGTCTTTTTGTTCAAACGGGATGCTGACTTGAAATTCCGGCCTAAAGTCTCCATCCCCATCCGCGTAAAATCCAACGAATGACGAATGGCCGACAGAACCGCAATGTTCCATCCATTTTAGAAGAGAGCAAAAATCATTCACCCATCTTTGGTTCATAGTAGCCGTAACCGTGAATGTAACTTTGTTCATTTCTTTTCCTCCCAAAATTCACAAACTTGGTCTGCGTTCACGAAGTCCGCACAGTATGGGCTATCTCCATTACAGCACACGCCCTGGAAGTCCTCGTACCATGTGCAGGTGGCGCAGCACTTAGTCATGCTCGTCCTCCCTTCGCTGGCCCTCACTACAAAACTTAATCCGCAAACTGGTGCGCATGAATGGGGCATCATAAGCTGGGCAAGCGGTTGTATTCTTGTACACGCACTCTCGGCACCCGACCACAGGCACAGCGTCGATGGTGGGGGCATTATCTATATCCTCTGGCATGATATCAAGCGGTAATTTATCAGCATCAATCAGCCTCATGCTCGTCCTCCTTGTCCATGCGAACGCCGCACCACGGGCAGAAAGTAGCGCCCTTGTCTCCATCGTCGCTGTACTCTTTGCACTCCGAACAATACGGGATTTTTCCAGGTTCAAAAATCCACCTCCCGTGCCGCACCTCCGCAACCTCGGCGGCGGGGAGGCCTTTGATTGCTCCTCCAATATTCCAAGCTACGGTATCGCCGCAATAGTCGGCCATTCTAACCCGCTCTCCATATTCTTTCTGGCAGATATCAAGAGCCTTCGCCCTCTCGATGTACTCCTTCATGATCAATTCTCCTTCAAATAAAGTGCAATTTGAATAAGTCCGATCCCAAAAATCAAAACAGCTACTGACCAGTTAAGCGCAGTATTCCCATCCCCTTTTAGACCGAAATAAACATTTATTGCCGCCAGGAAGAAATTCACAACAGCGTAAAATATCATTCTGAGCTTCCTCCTTTTTCATCCTGCTCCCTCCGTAGTGCGGCCTCGGCCTCTTCGTGGGTCAACTTTTCTGCAACCGCATCCGCAATAAATCTTGTTACAGGGTTATTGTGATAAAAGCAGGTGTTCATAGCGGATTTTAGCGCGTTTTCTCCGTCTTTATCGGTGTACCCTCCGGCGGGCAACACCACGCACCGCCCCTCGTCATCGGCCTGCTTGAGTTCGCGGAGGCGGTCAATGGGGCCAAGAGCACGATATTGGTCAAGTTCGTTCTTAAGCCGTTTGATTTCGTCCCATCTACTCATGGCAACTTTAGCGCAATGAGTTTCCGTACTATCCCAAGTTTTTTCAAAAACCATATCCATACGAGGGTCTTTGAAAAGTCCCATGCTCACCCCTCCTCCGGGCCGCGCCATTGCCAACGGTCATAGTTGTTAGAACAACCGCCGTCTGGATTTGTGCAATCATGATCTGGTGTGCATCCATTAAAAAATACCTTGTGGTACAAACAGGTTTCACATGTATGCGGTAAATCCGCTACCGCCGCATCCCTCTCCCGCTTCACCTGCTCCAGCTCGGTGCTATTGGTGGCGGCTAGAGCATCAATCATCTGGTCATAGTATTTTTCTTTCTCGTCCAGCTCGGCCCGCAGCTTCTCCTTTTCAGCCTGGAGCACGGGAATCATGGAGAGGGCGGTGGCGGCGTCATCTAAAAGGGTTGCGTCTGGGTCCTCAAGATCCTGCCATGACGGGGATCTAAGGCTGACGATCAGCTTCTCAATGTCCATCATGGTTCCTCCTCTCCCTCCGGCGGGCGGCGGTAAAATTTTGCCCCTAAAGTTTCTACGGCGGATTCATAACTTGACCATCCGCAACCATAAATCAGCGATACAGCACCCCATCTTTGCGTCCCAACTAATGCCCAATGACCGCATTGATTCCCAGTGTCTGAGGGGAAAGTCATGTAAACTGGCTCCCCATCCATCTCCCGCAGCTGCTCCAGCGTTAATGCTCTATTATCAGACATATCGAAACACCATCCCTCCAGTATGTTTATATCTTCCTCTGCACACTTTTGCGATTGAGGTGTCAAGTAATCCCAATTTTCTTGCGGCAAACGATGCTGACGGATAAACCTCTCCGTTTGTTATGCAGTATACTTTTTTAATCCCAAAATACGGAATATCAAGACCCGTATAAACCGCATGAAGTTTATTGCCCTTTGAGGTCACCCATTCAAGATTGTCTGCACTGTTGTTGTGCTTGTTTCCGTCAATGTGATTGACAAAATTGCACCCTTCTTTTCTTTGGATAAAGTGTTCTGCGACTAACCTATGTACTGGGATCGCTTTTGCCTTGTTATCTTTTGAAAGCGATACCCGATAATAGTCACAGTTCTTATACTTAGAAGCCTTTGAAGGAGTTAATATTTTCCCGTTATTTCGTTTTTCATATCCAGAATTATAGTGAACCATTCTTGGAAGAGAGTGAACTCTTCCTTTATTGCTGACCTCATACAGCCCTTCATATCCCACGATTGGCTTCCAAATCTCACCGTTCACTATTTTCATCTCCTTTTCTCGTCAGCGGCTCGTTCGGCGGGGTGAGGGTGGGCATCCCCAAAACAAGGTCCTCCGCCCGCTCCCTATCCTGGTCGCTGTCCCAGTTACATGCCTGGATTTCAAGCATCAATTCACTGGCATTAATCGCTCTTCCCATCTTTCAGTGCCTCCCATCTCTTTCTCATTTCCTCCCACGCCTCCGGGGTGAGGGGACGGCCGCAATGGCCACAGTAATCGTCTGTGCCCCATTTGTCACAATATACGCGAAACTCCCCGTCGCCTGCTGTGCAGTTATCGCACCCCGGCCACACCCGCTCCATCTGCTCCTGCGTGGGTGGGGTGAGAGCGGCGAGGGCAACCTTAACAGCCTTTTTGAGATGTGGGTTTATGTACGCTTCCTCAACTCCGTTGATATAATGGATTCCGACATAATTGTCGATACGTTCCAGTGCTTTAATCGCTTCTTCCCGCGTCATGGCTTGGCCTCCTTTCCATCCCCAAGCGCCAAGTATCCGCCTTGATAGAGCTGGTACAGCGTTCGGCCTTTCCCATCTGTCAAATAAGGCAAAAACACCTCGTCGAGCTGAACTTGCCCCGCCTCAACAATCGCCATCTGTGCCATAATCCAGTCCCGGACGTTCCGCCAAGCGGTGCGCTCCGCCTGACCGGGAGCCGCCTTGACCTTCTGTCGGGCGAATACCGCCTGAACCCCCTCCACATTAGCCGGGAGAAGGAACCCCCGCGGGCCTTCCGGCGTTTCAATGCCAAATGTTACGCCGGTCGGGTTCCCAGCTCTGTCATAGTCTACCATGACCTTCCGCGCCCCGTGGCTGGCAAGCACACCCTGTATTTCTCCCATGCTTTTGTAAACATCTATTGTGGTCGTATAGTTCTTAATCGCCATTCTTCGTCCCCTCCAGCATCTCCATCTCCTCCGCGCTCAGAATCGGCGCTCGGGTGTTCCAGGCGATGAGGGCTGAATCCTTTGCCCACTTCTTTTTCAACGCCCACCGTCTCAGTTCCATCCAGCAATCCCGGCATTTAATTGATGCCAAATATCCCATATCTCCAGACGGGACTCCGCGCTTTTCAAAACAAACAATTCCGGCTTTTCCGCCACACATACACGGCAGCAGCACCCCCGCATCCGTCAGGCGCTTCGACGCTTCGTGATTGCCCAGAAGGGCTAATTTGATGTCATCCATTACAAATTCCTCCCCATTGTTGGGCCATTGCCTCTGCCACGCCATGATAAGTTCGGCTTCTCAGTTTTGCCCGATCTGCACTGGGTGGCATTTTCCATACACGTTGTTCCCGCCCATTAACAACATTTGTTGGCTTTAAGGTGGGCAAGCCTTTCAACCATAGACATGTTGATTTCGTCTCGCCATGCCCAAATTGCCAGGGCTGAATAATCTGGTCCGGTTTTCGCCATTGAGTTGACATGATTCCAACCGGGTTTTCAATGGCAATACGGAGGCAATCTGCATTGGCAAACCGCATAAAGAAGTCTATGGCTCTCTGCTGCCTTCCGTCTGCACGCTTCTCCGCAAAATACCTGGCGCCGCTCACAGCCAGGTGAGTACACGGTGGGAATGCCAGAATCATATCCCACCGCATTTTCAGCAGCTCCAGCGCATCGCATCTCAAATGCCACTCAGGATGCCCGCCGCTGCACGGCTCAATATCACAGCTGTACGCCTCGTGGCCCAGCGCCCTGAATGCTTTGCACACTTCCTGAGACTCTTCACAAGCCACCAGCACTCTCATAGCTTCGCCGCCTCGTGGTCGCCCAGAAGGGTCCTTTGCTCTAATTCTAGCATAGCTTTCCTCGCTTCCTCAATATGGCCTTATATCTCCTCAGTGTATCAAGCGGCATACCGCCCATCTTTCGGCAGATCTCCGCCTCTGTCATTCCGGCCCTGGTCAACAGCATAACCTTGTCGATGTCATATTTGAGCCTTTGACCGCCTCTCTCTTCCGGGATATCACGCTTTGGCTCTGGATCATACTCCGGGCATGACCTGATGTAGTAGCTCTCTATGTAGCCGCCCTTTGTGCCGCCCTGTCCTCGTTTTTTCGTTTTGTTGGCTTTCCAGCCCGGCACCGGAGAGAAGCTGCGGCTCCAGGAGCACCCTCCGCATGCTTTCTGACAGGTCCAACATGGATTTTCATGCATACGGCCTACCTCCTGGCATGATCTCGACCTTGATCGCGCCCCCATCCCAGAACTCATGTGACACCTTCTGGACCCACCTCCGGTTATCATCCGGTAATATGTACCCTTTCATTGCGTCCAAAAACGCTTTCCCTAAAACCGCATGATTATCGCAGTCCAGGCCGTCATCCCAGTAAAATTTAACCTTCACCGGTCGGTCTATCATCTTGCTCCTGATCCCTGCCTTGTGCATAGCCGACCGAGCAATCATATGGAGCTCTTCTGCGTCCCTCCGCCGCTGCTGTGGGTGCTTTCCCGCGTAATAGGCGTTCAGGCCAAATCTCCGGTTCCATTCTGACTTGCCCTTTTGGGTAGGTGGATAGTTGATAATAAAACTCAGCATTTCCCTGCCTCCAGGCTCTTTTGTTCTGTCATCGACCCTATCATGGCCTTTATATCCGGCGGGAGCGCATCATACTCCCGGTCTGCCGCCCGTCTGGCTCTGTAACTGCGCTGGAAATTTGATGCAATTACGGTCGAAAACGTGTTTTCATCCGTCTTTGCCCAATCGACCAGGACAGATGGGTCATGGACGCATCTCTGGATATCTTCTGGGAGAGACCGATATGCTTTTTCAGGGTCGTTCCAGTCCAGTTTTCGGACTGCCTTTGCAACGATCGCCCAAGCTTCCCCTTCGGTCCGCTCCTGTGGGGCGGTGATCTGTCTGACTTTTGCTTTGACGGTCCCAATGCTAGGCGGAAAATTCCCAGGGTCGGAAACGATCAACGCCTTGACCGCAGCGGCCACGATCTTCACATCATCGTCCGCAAACATGCTTGACCACAAGATCAGTGCCTTTTCAGGTTCCGGCGCACTGCGTCCGCTGTAAAACTGCGGGTATGCAATGGTCAGGATATCCATGATCTGCGCAGTCTCCTGTATGGTCATGTCGGTCCCTCCATTCCAGCCGCAATTTCGGCAAACGTTTTTTTCCGGGAACTCGTTCCCTGCTCGCGCTTGGGATATACGGACTGCCAGCAGTGCAGGACTGCTTCGTTGAGCAGTTCGATGCGTTCATAGTCTGACGCCGCATCGTCCAGCTTCGTGCATAGCTGCCGCTTTGCCCGGTCTGTCATGGGGCGCTTTATGCTCTTTCGCATCTTCTCAAAGTCCAGAAGCGCAGCCAAAAGCTCTCTGTTCTCCCCCGCATACTCGGCAAACACATCCCCGCCCCCCTCGGGGGGGCTTGGGGGGGTATTATTCTCCTTCGTCTTCTCTTTCTTCTTCTCCTTCTCTTTGGCATTTTCGGCAATGCCGCGTATGCCGCTGCATGCCGCGGCATCCCACCGCTTTCTTGCTTTCTCGGACTGGGCGGCAGAATACGCATCATAGGACTTCTTATCCCGGTCTATCTGAGACCTGAAGGCTGGAAACAGATATCGCTCATTCCCACTGAGCTGCGGCACTTCCCCCGTCTTACTGTATAATAGGCAAGCCGTAAAAAGTCGCCCCTTCTCAGCGTCTGTGAGGGCCTCCATTACCTCCAGGTAGCTGTGATAGGCCGGGAAATATTCCCTGGCCATCGTATTTCACCCCCCTTAGAACGGGAGTTCTCCGTCCTCGTCTGTAAGCTCAGCAAACTGCTCCTGCTCATCACTGCTATATTGAGCATCGGACCCAGAATCCCGTTTGGAGTCCCCGAAGTAAACACTGTTTGCAATGACCTCGGCATTCCGGCGCTTGTTGCCGTCCTTGTCTGTCCAGTCACGGAGCTGAAGGCGGCCCTCCACCACGGCCATGCGGCCCTTAGTGAAGTAACGGCTGACAAACTCGCCGGTCTTCCTCCAGGCGACCACATCAATAAAATCGGTGGCGCGGTCGCCAGTAGACTTGTCCTTAAAGTCCCGGTCCACCGCCAGAGTAAAGGAGGCCACAGCCGTCCCAGTCTGGGTGTGCCGGAGCTCTGGATCTCGGGTCAAACGTCCCATAATAGTGATATGGTTAAGCATTTCTCTTCTCCAATCTGTATTCGGCATAGCTGACACTATCGCCATACCTGTTTTTTCCTGATACCATACGGCGGGAGATAGGATGTCCAGCATGACGCAGGTCCCAGATACGGGCCCCCAGGCGGTAGCATCCAAGGTCCTGAATGGCCTGCATGGGGTTGATGGTCCCAAAGTCCTCCATATAGTGCAGCACTCGCTCACACTGTGTCAGTCCCATTTTTTGTACCTCACCTTTTCCTCGCTCCAGTCAGGGTAAAATCCTTTGAGGTAGTCGATGATATAAGTACGGATGTCCTCACGGCTGTTAAATCCCAACGGGCGAAGCCGGTCCATAAACAGCCCTTCATCAAAAGCATAGTGACATTTATCACAGAGGGTGACGATGTTCTCCTCAACCCCCATTCCGCCCTGAGATCTGCGCACCACATGACAGTGGGGACCGCCAGGAGCACCGCAGAGGATACAGGTTGCCGGTCCGTTGGTACAGTCTCTTTCGGCCACAGCATCCTTTACCTTCGCAGATATAGATGTTGCCTCAGTCTGACGATGCATGTCCCCACTCCTCTTTCATAGCCGCAAGCTTTTCTGGCGGCAATGTCTCAATTCCAAGGTCTTTGCAGTCCTGCACGATGCTGTCAATGAGTCTGGACATCTGCTTTGTGTTATAGGTCGAAGAACCATAGTAGGCTCTCACCACCACCCGGTCTCCGTCTCGGCCATAGTCTACCTGTTCTGTGGGCCATCCAGTCCCAAGTTTCTCCCATGCTACTTGGAAAGTATTTGCTTCATCCTCAGTCAATGTAAAATCCTTATATGGACCAACTTCCCGGACCTTTTGAAGATACAGCTCTTCTTTGGTGGACCTCACTGCATCCGCCAGCCTATCAAGAAGGGACCAGCAATAGGCGTTTGCATCCAGGCTTCGCTTCTCTCTGTGCTGGATGATCTTGCAGTCGTAAAGCCTGTCCTGCTTTTTTAGGATGAACTCTCTTGCCGGTGCCGGCTCATTGACCTTTATGCAGAGCCACACACCACCATCCATCTGTATCCTGGCATCCTGAAATGTAAGATTCATTTACTTGCCGCCTTTTCAGCTGCAAAGGCTTTCTTTTGACACGCTGGACACAAGGGGCGCCCAAATCTACCGGTGGAGTATGTCACAATCTCCTGTGCAGGCCAGTCGCTTCCATCTCGCTTCAAAGTCCCAAATATGGTCTGTCCACAGTCGGAGCAAAGCGTCCCATGGTGTGATTCATTTCCTCTTCTGGTCCGCTCAGTATATTCGTCCGTGTCCGCATCCTTGGTATCGTCAATGCAGAACAGACCATTCAGGGCGTATTTTCTAGCATAGCTGGATGCGGTCCCTGTAATCTGAGCCTCATCCATTCCCTTCTTTTCCAACGCTTCACGGGCGTATGCGCTATTTTTAATGACTGCTTCGCTGTCTGTATCTCGAAGCGTGGCAGTGGCGCAGATATAATATCGGTCTCCTACGTTCATCAAATCGTCTCCGACCGTGAGGACAAGCCCATATTTCTTGAGAAGTGGCTTTACTGCCTCCAGGATATCCTCACATGAGCGGTATTTATAGCCGCCAAATTTATTCGTCTGTCCTTTTGGTGCTTTCAGCTCCGATTGCAGAGCCAAAACTCGCAAAACAAAGCTCTCCATACCTGCCTCCTAATTCAGCCATTCCCGGTAGTCCGGGCCGTTCATTTCAATGTATTCCTCTAAGATATCCGGGTATCCAAGGCGAAGCCATCTGATCAGAAGATCGGGTCTCTCATTGATAAACTGCGTCCGATTCTCTGGGCTGTCTTGATTCTCCGAGTTCATGTGTTCTGGATACCCCGTCCGCAGGGCGGCGGTGATGTCTGGATGTTCGATGATTTCCATTTCAGCCTCCCACGACCCAAAAGGCAAATGCCATCCCGCCCCAGAAGGTCAGGCAGAGCATTGCTCCGATCCCTATCATCCACCTGACCTCTCGGGCCCTCTGGCGGCGCTCTTCTCGTGTTCTCATTTCTTCCTTCTCCTATCCCATATGTCCCAAATTATCAGCGCCATTGCCACGATGATACAGGCGTATGCGCCCACGAGCATCCATTCACGCAAGCTGTTTCCCTCCCAATGTCATCAAATAAAACCACTGCTCCTGAGTAAGGCGCACCTCCTGCTCGTCCAGGAGCTTTGCAATAGAGCCTTCGCCGCATCCGATCTCATGGGCAAGGCCCCTTTGTGAGAGCCGGTGCCGCTCCATAGCTTGCTGGGTGATGCGGCGGATGACCTCATTTGGCGTCATCGTCTCGCCTCCCCATATACCGGATCAGCTCATCAAACGTCATGCCATATACCTGAGTGTTCAGCCAATCCATTTGGTTTTTGACATCGCCGCCAAGCTCTCCGAGCTCCTTAATGGAGCTAAGACGTCCAATTTTTGTCTCTTTCTCTGCCATATTTTTTTCCTTTCCGGCTTGACAGAGAACCAAAAAAGTAGTACAGTTGTTCTATCAAGCCTGATTGCCGTATCAGTCAGGTCTGGTAGCCTCGTCAGATGTTTCCGGCATCTGGCGGGGCATCTTTTATTTACAGGAGATTTGGCAACCGGTTGGCCTCTCTCTGCGCGAAGTTGTAAGCTAGCAAAATCTGGACAGCGTATTTTCTAGCTCCAGATGTCCTATCCACTTGTGCATCTCTTACGATATCATTCGGATTTTTCTTTGACAGTTTCTCAATTAGGATATCCTCTTTAAACTGCCCTTTGTATGTCCTCATGAACAGTCCAAGTCCACGAAGGATTTGGGCCTGAGCGCCGGAGGGGTCTCCATTCCAAGATTGCTTAATTACTCGAATGAAACATCCATATAACTCGTTATCATTGAAAGTAAGAAACTCGTTCCAAATGGTAGAAACGGCAATCACCGCATTTTTTGCCTTATTCCCAGTCCAGGAAATTTCCAGCCCGTTTTTCTCTGTGATTCGCTGAAAGTCGATGGATTTCTGATCTCCGTAGTTACCGAGGACTCTGATTTTGTCTGTCAGGGTTACTCTGCTAGTAGTGCCGCGCTGATTGATGAACATATTAGCTGCGTCCATCTTTGTCATTCCGTTATAGACCCGACACTTTACGCAGAGGTCACGACCAGCGTTTCTGGCCTTTAAGACCTTCATAGTCATCTGGCCGTCAAAGCAGTAATACTTTCCATCAATTAGCGCAACACTGATAGGCTGGATGAGATTCGGGTCGAATGTACGCATGATTTTGTTGAACTGTGCCCGTCTCCGGTTTACATCTCTTTGACCGAGGTCATCAATCAGAATGTCCTTTGTGTTAAGGTCTAAAAGCTGGACTTCAATTTTCTGTGCCATTCTCGCTCACCATCCTTATCATGTTTTTGTATTTTTCGATGACCTCAATGCCCCTGTCCAGTTCCTTCATAGCAGCGTCACGCCCAGCCGAAATATCAAGCATTTCCCGATGGACAAGAACCATATGCTGTTTCAAAGAAGCATCCAAGGCCTTGATAGCTGTATGGATAAGCTCCTGAAACTCCGACACGGTAAATGGAGCAGGAGGGACTTCCGGCTCAACCTTTGGGATAGGGCGGAGGATTGCTTTCGCAGTGTCTGTATCCCCTTTCTTGATAGCCTCCACGGCCTCGCGCTTCTTTTCCTCCGGGGCATTGCGGATTTCAGAGATAACAGACTTTGGGGCTTTTACAGAGCCGGAAAGGACGGCCTCTTTGATGCCGGGAGAAACCTTTTCGGCAGCGTCCAGGCCACGGCCAAACTCAACCGCCTTTTGTACTTCATATTGAGAGATGTTGTGTGACTTCGCTATTGCGGCTCTCGTGTCTCCTTTCGCAATTTGATGGTTTCCATCTAATTGCTCTTTCTTCTCATACTGGTTAGATCCGTCGCCTCCAACTGTTTTGCATTGGGCCTCATATTCTTGGGAAAGAAGGTAATCACGTTGCTCTCTAGTGATATTCCGCCTGCCAAGCTGATTCCGGCACATCCAGACGATAGCGGCCCACTTGTCCGGGAAATTCATCTGCTTCACTTTAAAAGGGATTTCAGGATGCTTCTGAATGATTTTGTAACGGTGGTGGCCGTCAATGATGGTGTTGTGCCACACCACAAGCGGCTCTCGGACCTCCCCATCAGTGACGATATTTTCTTCCAGTTTGGAAAACTCGTCTGCTGACAAAGGTGGTATCTTATCCCGAAATTCGGGATCAACATTTAGCTGTCTCACATTTCCTCCTTGTATTCCTCCCGCCCTCGTGTTACAATACAAGGGACAAGATGATTTGACGGTCATCGGTTCTTGCCCTCTCCCGTGTGCCATCACGGGTGGGGGCATCCTTATTTTTCAAGGGTTCCCTCCATGTACTGGATGAAAGCAAGCCTCGGGATCTTTACCCGGTTCCCAATCAGTGTTACAGGGAACCCGAGGAGTTCCGGCCTCTTCTTTGCCGCCACTCGGATATAGTGTGGATTACAACCAAGCGGCCCGGCTGCCTCTGCTGGAAGAAGGACATCTTTGTCCATGGCTTTGATCTCTGCCAGCGTCATAACGTCTCCTTTCTGCCGCGGATGCGGCGTTTTGGTTGTCCTCCTTATGGATAAGAGAAATGAAATGCTACTAACAGGATCACAGAAAAGGAAAGTGCGGCAATAATTAGCCCGTTTATCTCACGATTAAAGGCGAAACAGATGGCGATATATGCGACTTCAATGAGAGACAGTCCAAAAGCAAACCACTGAAGAATATCCAGCCCTCCATTCATTTGACCTTGTGCTGAATATCAGCCTCATGGACTTCGATGTGAATGACTGCTTCCATCACTCCATCGGGGCTGATATTTTTGACATCTAATTGAGTTACAAAATTCAGCCTTACTCCGTTCAGAAAAACGCCATCTTCGGTGCTTACTAATTTGTTCAAGCGGTTCACCCCCTTTTCATCCCCGCTCCGTCAGGGGCGGATTATTTTTCCATTTTTATGGAATAGTCCGGTTTATTGTGCTTCTGAGCTGGTATCCTGATTGCAATCCTGAATCTCCAAAATATCCCGGATGGCCTGGACAACCTTAGGGGCATTACGCTTTCCCTTTAAAATCTTATCCATGTACCCGCTGTCTGCAAAAAGCCCCGTCCGGCTTGTGATCTCCTCCTCGAGCCACTTCTGCGTCTTGCCACGCTTCAATAGCTCCGTCTTTACGCACAAACCAAACGGCGTGAATTTGCATGAATCCACGAAAATACCTCCTTTCGTACTTTTGCTCTTGACGGTACGCTCTAAAGTACTTATAATGTAAGTACCACCAAACAGAACAAGTGCTTTATCACGTGCCTGTGCTTGTATTATAGTCCGCTGTCGCGTACTTTTCAAGTGCTTTCGGCGTGAAAAAGTACTTTTGTTTCTTTGCACAATTTCGGAGGTACTTTTATGTGGACTTTATACGAAAGCATTTTATCTCTATGTAAAGAGCGCGGGATAAAAGGAGGAAAGATGTGTGTTGATCTTGGCTTGAGTAAAAGCCTGATGACCGATTTAAAATCTGGGAGGAAAAAGAGTATAACTGCTGAAACCGCGCAAAAAATTGCTGACTATTTTTCGGTTTCTGTTGACCGTGTATTAAACGGGCCAGAAACAAAAAAAGCACCCACCGATGGTGAGCGCATAGTCAGCGACGACGATATTATGTTTGCCCTGTGGGGCGACTCCGACGACGTGGACGAAGACGACCTGGACGACGTAAAGCGATACGCCGCCTTTGTCCGGGAAAGGAAGAAGAAAAAATGATGGACCTGATGGGCCTATACCGTCTTGCAGAAGATAATGATATTGCGGTAGATTGCTTTGAACTGAAAAAGCGGGAGGCCCTTTCGGTCATGGATAACGATGGGGCTTGCTATATTGCAATCGATCCATTTAAATTAGCTTCGGAGCTAGATGAAAAAATGAAGCTAGGACACGAACTTGGACATAGCATGACGGGTAGTTACTATAACAAGTATGCGACTTGTGATGTAAGGCGGAGGCATGAAAATCGTGCAGACAAGTGGGCAATCAATGAATTTGTTTCGGAGCAAGAATTGGACGAAGCCATTTCTGACGGTCATACAGAGATGTGGGACTTGGCAGACTATTTCCATGTTACTGAGGACTTCATGCGAAAGGCCGTCTGTTGGTACACTTACGGAAATTTGGCAACGGAACTTTATTTTTAGTGAGCCAAGGATGAATGGTTGTAAAGCAGGGAGGAGAACGAAAAATGGTATGCCCAAATTGTGGAAAAGAAATTAGCGCATCTCGATTTTGCCCAGAATGTGGGATTGAATTGAATGGGTCTTCATATGTAGAAACCTATGAAAAGAGACCTAAGAAACCTATTTTTAAACGTTGGTGGTTCTGGGTAATTGTTTTCGTCATTCTATTAGCGAGCATAGGCTCTAAAGTTGGAGAAGATTCACAACATTCTATTGACCATAACGAGGACGATAATACTCAACAAATCGCTCCCCACACAAGAGAAGTTGCTATTGCAAATGATGGGATTATTTACACATCCATAAAGATGTCTGATTCGTATTTCTCGATACTTAAAAATTCTATTTCAGATCTTGAGTCTGGGACTAGTTTGCTTGAGACCTACGAGACTTGTGAAGATATGATGCGAGTGCTTTCTGGATTTAGAGATAGGCTTAAAGAAGTAAATGATTCAGCAGTCGAAAATTATGTGGATAAGGCGGATAGCTATATCTCAAACCTGTGGTTAATTGCAAAGGACATTTCCGATTATATAGATGACGGTAAAATGTCTGATTTAAGTGATGCAAAAGAAGGAATCGTCCTCATTCCAACCTATCAGACTAGAGTATTGGATGCTAGGAGCGAATACTTACTTGCTTCTGGATTGACGCAGGATGAAGCAGACTCTCTTTTGACCGAATATATTGACGAAAATTAAAAAGTAAAAGAAATTTCGAGGTCTTATCAATATGAACCACCCCCAAAACAAGCACATCACCTCATGGACGGTAGAGCGCTTCAAGTCCCTTGACGATGACTCGTTCTGCGCTGAAGCTCGTGCGTTCCTTACCTA